TAAGTTCATCCATGTTATCTGGTGTGAATATTTTAGGATTGAACACTTTGGTATCAAATGACCAAAGATGTATTTTAAAATCTTTGTATTGTTCCATTATACCTTGTATTTCACTTAAGAAATCTCTGCATTGTTGCTCGGATATAGAACCTGAAGCATCAATAGCCAAACAGATATCAATAGAGTCAGTATTGACCATTCCTGGTAAAATAGCATCCATATGCCAGCTTCTTCTGCTAGGTTTAATGAATGTGTAATCACTTTTCATTGTGCTCAATATTTGTTGTTGTATAATTTCTCTCCAGTTTAATTTAGGTTCTGTAAGATCAGCAATCATTCTTTGTATGCTGCCTGGTAGATTGCCTGCACCTGTGCTCTGTGCCGCCGACATCATGGCTTCTTTGATCTCATCTTTGATTTTTTTAAGTTCTTCTTTGGTATATACAGGTTTTCCGCTTTGTCCTTGACCTTGTTCTTCTTTGTTTTTATCTTTGCCTTCTCCTTCACCCTGTCCTTGACCTTTGCCCCAATCGATGTGTTCGTCTAATAATTCTCCTAATTTTTTTAGATCCACTTTGTTCTTTTTAACCTGTTTCATTAGATCATCATAGATCTTTTCTGAAGCCCAGTCCTTGTATTTGTCGTCTTGGAAACCTTTGTTCTCACCTTTTTTACCTTTGGGCATCTCACCAATTCTATAATCCACTAGTATTTGGTTCACAGCATAGTCACAAGCAATATTCCAAATTTGAGGATCTCTGCCCTCAGATCTCAACATCATGTGTTCAAATACATTGTGTAGAACTTCATGTCCAAATAGGAATTCAGTTTCTTTGGTAGAAAGACTCTTTATAAATTTAATATTGTAAAAGAAATGTCTACCATCAGTGGCTGCTGTGGGACACCAATCATCAGCATTAACTATTTTAAGTCTTGTAGCTAGATTGCCAAAGAAAGGATGTTTCAACAGCAGTGCAATTCTTGCAGTAACCAGTTTATCTATGATTTGTTGATCTTGGGTACTCATTATTTAGACTCCATGGCAGTTATGACATATTTGCCAAACTTTTTATGGAACCTATCAAATGATTTTAATTTACTTGGATCAAATGGTAGTTTGTAGTTTGTAAGAGCAATCTTCGCACCCATAACCACTAACTCTGTCTCAAAGTTGTCCATCATGTAGTTGAAGAACCTATCTGCCATATCGTTCCAATTTTTTTCTTTATTGATGTGTGCTTGTTGTAATTCATAGCACAGACTCACAGTTAAAGAATACATTGCTGATATTTCTTTGGTCTTAAGGTCTTTAACTTTACCGCTCAATATGTCGGATGGGTTAGGTAGCTGACCGCTAATTTTACGATGATTCATAAATTTAACGGCCAGACCTTCTCCTACTGCGCCTGCCACGAGGTCAGTGAGCGTACTTTCAGGCAAGCTGTCCGATAGAAGTTGGCTAACGAAACTCCACGATCTTGGAGTTGCAAAAGAACGTGATGATCCTTTGGGATCAAAATCGTATAAATCTTGTTTGGCAAATGTTACATAACCTACCACGTCAGGATGTACTCTGTTTAGAGTTGCCCATTGCATCCAATCTTCGTAGTCCACTCTTAATTCTATGTGTACGAATCTGTTCGCTAATGGTGCTGGCATTCTGTAAGTAACGCCTTTATCAGCATCTCTGTTACCAGCTGCCACAATAGCAACACCTTCAGGTAGATGATATTGTCCTACTCTACGATTCAAGATTAACTGATAAGCCGCTGCCTGAACAGCAGGAGCTGCTGAGTTTAATTCATCTAAGAATATGATTGCTGTGGATTCGGGATCTGTAGGCAATTCTGCTGGAGGAGCCCAAACCATGTTGTTTTCTTTGGAATTATAATAAGGAATACCTTTGATATCTGTGGGTTCCCATAATGGCAATCTAATATCAATCACTTGTCTTTTTTGTTCTTCTGCAACCTGTTTAACAATATCAGATTTACCAATACCAGGTGCACCCCACATCATTAGTGGTCTTTGTAATTGCAGACAATGTGCTAATGCTGCCTTTGCTTCATTTGGAGTTACGGTTCTATTTTGAGAGCCAACCGCTGTGCCCTTTTCTTTTTTGCTCACCATTTTAAGACCTCTCTTAAAGTTTGTTATAGTATCATTATAACATAAAATCGTATAAGGTCAACTGGGTATAACCCACTGATTTTACTGACTTTTTTTTAAAAATAATCGTAAAAAGTTGGAATATAATCAATTACTTTTATATTTCTTTTTTGATCTAGATCTTTTATAAAAATTAAAAGATTATCTTGTTCATTTTTTTCATTATTACATAAATTTTTAATCAAACTCTGTATTTCTATGTTAAATTTTAAATCAAAAATTGATTTATATTCATTCATAAATCTTTTTAAATCTTCTATAAATTTATTTTTAAGTTTTATTGGCGCAAAATCCGGATTGAATATCGTAGGAAAATGTACTCTGCTTAAATTTACACCAAGTTTTTTATTATTATCTTTAAATATTTTCATCATTTTATCAATCCATACTAAAAAATCATAGAAATTATACATAGATAGAGTTTGTAAAGATATTTGTAGATTTATTTGATGTTTGCTCTCGGACATTTTTATCAAATTTTCTTCTATTTTATTGAATTTACTAGGATACCTTATATAATCATTACTTAAATCATATGAATCAATACTTACATCTATGTTTACTTGTTTAAAATCATTCAAAATTTCATAGAATCTATTGTTAATATTTGTGAGATTAGTGATACAATCTAGAGTTATGTTAGAAATTGTTCCATCTTTTTTTAAAAGATCAAAGTAATATAGATATTCTGTTATAAGACTAGGTTCTCCACCTTGTATAGTTAGATGTTTTAAGTTTTTTGATATGCTATAAAGATTATCTATTTTGTCTTTTGATATAGATAACACTCCATTGGTCTCTTTATTTTTATTAAGATCTTTTGCCCATTGAGAGCTTCTATCAGCATTACACATTATACATTTTAAATTACATAGATTGCTAAAATCTAGATCTGCAACAGTAGGCAACTCTTCCGTATTATATTCTTTAAAAAATGAATTATAGTGTTGTCTAAGACTCAATGCATTGGCTTTTTCTGTTTTATAACAATTATTACATTCTGTTAATTCTTTTCCTGCATGCATTTTTTCTCTAACTTCTTTAAGATATTGATCATTCCAAAATTCAGTTGGTTTATCTTGTAAAAATTTAGAGGAATTACAACACAGTCTGTTTCCTCTTGCGTTGACTTGAAAGCCATTGAATGGAAATTTACAATAGGTTTTATTATGCATTTTTTTGCTCGTCCATTTTGCTCATTGCACGAGCTAGACCGTATTTGGTAACATCTCCTGCAAACATCATCAATTGCAGAGCCATTCTTTCCATTGTGACTACAATTTGTTTTTTATCCACATAATAAGGACAATCCACAAACTCATCCAACCATAGGAATGTTTGAGGTGTAAAAATAATCTTGTCTGGGAATTTAATAATGTAGGTTTTAATTTCTAATCGTTTTACAATATCTAACCCTTGTTTGGTTAGTCGCAATGATCGGGCTTGATAGCTCTCTCTTACATTCTGCCACCAAGTGTAATAACAGCTCTTTAGAGTTTCTTCATGATCAGGCTGATTTAACAGTTGCATGAAGGTGCGAGTATAGGCGGTCTTAACGTCCATACTATTAATTATCTTTTAAATTTTTCGCCAGTCTTTAATAGGTACACACCAAACTTATCAGTTTTGTGCATGGTGTTTAATTTTTTAGCTAGGTTTTCTGCATGTCCTGGGTTGGAAAAAGAAACTTTCTTGTACTTGGGGCCTGGATAATTGGAAACCAAACTAGATGATTTTAGATTGATTGGTTTACCATCGTAAAACACTGCCCAAATTCCTACTGCCGCAAGCACTTCCTCTTGCTTGTAAGTGTCTTTATTGCTGATTGTTAACAGCACTGTAGGCTTTGGTCTTGACATAATCTATCATAGTATTTACCAATTTTTACCAGATAAACTATTTAGAAAAGTTGCCGCCGTCCATTTCAATGTTGATCGTTTGCGCCTGTTGTGCTGTTTTTAGCGCCTCGATTATTTCTTCCTGTACAGATACCAATCTTGTCATAGTTTGGCTCAAACTAGCTGCCAAACGATCAGCATCCTGCATGGTCAGATTAATATTTTTATCCTGTTTGGATTTAGCAGTTCGTACTCTTGCTATGAAGTCTTCAATGGGTTGTGTCTGTATTTTGTTCTTTGATTGCATTGTTTAATATCTGTTGCATTTCTATTTTGGTTCGGATAGGCCCTTTGTAGGCATATCTCTGTAGTGTAATTACCTTGGGACAGTAGGCTTTCCTCCATCCTTTGGGGAAATCTATGATATAATAGCCTGCACAAAATAGACTTCGGCTTTTGGGTGTTTTGGTGTAAATGGGCAGTTGTTTTTGCACATCAAACATAGCATTATACGGCTGTTGCGAGCAAGGATAGCCATGCACATGCCACTCGCTCTCTTCTGATTTAGGCTCATTCTCAGGCACTGTGATATCTGATGCAAATATACCTGATCCAAATCGAGCATATAGACTTTCCGGTGTAGGGTATTCCTGTCTTTGGTCTTTCTTACCTAAGAAGATCCAACCATTGTCATCTTTCTTCTGCAGTGTGCCTAATTTTTGACCATTCTCTTCTATGATCCAAAATTTATCTTTTACTAATATTTTTGCTCGCATGGTCATACTAATCTCGCATTGAATGGTTCTACATATAGTTGTGCTTGTTCTGTAATTTTCTGTAGATCGTATTTGGCACAAAATTTCATAAATCTTATTCCCACCTGTGATATCTGTTTGTTTTCTGCTTTGGCTTGAGCAATAGTTTGATCCAATTCTTGCACAATAGCTTCTGGTTGTGCATGTAAATCAACCAGTAATCTATTACGCTCATAATCATCGATGACTCTGTGTTCTACACCTTCCGGATCCATCCATTTACTTAACATTAGATTATTCCAAGCATAACCTTTATTGGTTCTATCTTCAAATGCTTCCAATAATCCCACTTTGCTTTTGGTACCTTTTTTACGCACACCTGGGTATGCTGAAAATATGTTATCCGATGGATCTCCTCGCATGGCTTTTTCAAATATGGTCCATTCTGTACTCTCTGTTTTTCTATGTTCTTTGGTTTTGTTATCTATTACAGGGTTGCCTTTTTTATCAAAATAGCCATCCACTGTTATGGTCTCTTCAGTAACTCCATTGTATTGTCGCACATTGGGTGCTATTAATTGATTAAGGTCTTTATCTGTGCTAATAATCACATGCTGTTCATTAGGATGTAAATCAATCCAACGAGCTATAAGATCATCTGCTTCACATCTGCCATTCTGTAGCACTGTAACATTGGTTTTAGTTCGAATAAAATCCACAAAATCATCATAGCACTCCCAAAATAATTTATTCTCTTCCTGTTCTGTGGCAGTCATTGCATCTGCTAATTCTTTTCGATTTCTTTTGTAAGGAGCATAATGGTCCTTCCTCCAACTTCTTCCCTCTAAACAGAATACCACATGAGTGCCATCAAAATCATTCCAGGCTTTTTTAATAGAATTTAAGGTGATATGAATAGCCATACCAATCTTCTCTGAAGCATCGCCACGTATCACGTGTCTTGCTCTAAAAAAAGTATTAGCA